GTGATGGGGTTCTTTTTGGTTTGTTAAAACCAGATAATCCAAACCTTTTCAGTCTAGGGTCACTCATTTGCCCTTCCTTCTCATTGCTAATCTATGAGCCTCTGTAAATGAAACTCCCTCTCTCATCTTACGTTTCATAAAATCCATGTGCGCCTTGGTATGGCCATGCGCTTTTTGATGCTTAGCTAAAGTATTTTTTTGTCTTGTTGTTAGCTTCATCTTCTTTTGTTATATCTTGAATAAATTGCTGCGTCTGCAGTTCTAGCTTTATCTCCTCTCATATAACTATTGACTCTACCCATAGCCCACGCTGCCATAGGTACATTTCTTGAGCCGCTAGACAAATAAGCGCCCTGACCTTTTCTATATACCGCTGCAAGTTCCCCATAAAAAAACTTTGTACCATCAGCCTTTTTTTTAAGGTTAGCTTTTACGCTTGCGCTTAGTGGTTTTCTTCTTTTTGCTTGTGGAGACATTTTGTTTAGTGCGTGATTTAGATACAGCTTGAATATCAATATACTGTCCTTTTCTATAAGCCTCGGCAGTTCTCTTAATCTCAGCAGCTTTTGCTGATTTATTTTTAGCACCAGAAAGGTACTTTTTAGGTAATCCTGTCTTTTTGTCCTTTGGAACTCGCCTTAGCTTTTTAGTCACTTTTTTTCTTTGTCTTTTTGGCTTTTGGTTTTTTAGGTGAAGCACTACCTGTTTGTTGATCTTGATTAAAATAATTAGTGCCTTGCTTAGAATCTTCAGACCCCTGCACTTTAAAAATATATCCCATTATTTTTTGCCTCCCTTCTTAACTTTTTTTTTCTTTGTTCCTTTGGGCTTCATTGATCCGTAGTGTGATGGCATAACAATAAAAGTAACTGTTTATATATTACTTCTTTTTGTTTTTTTTAGCTGTTTTCTTTTTACCTGCTGTAGATAATGCAATGGCCTGTGCCTGTTTCAATGTCTTACCTTCTCTCATTAGCAAACGGATATTGCTTGAGATTACAGATTCAGATTTTCCTTTTTTCAATGGCATATTTATAGTTTATATTCTTTTTTGATTTGGTCTATTGTTTTTTCAGTTCCATCACTTCTAATTATCTGCCTTAATGCTTTTTGACCAGAGCTATTTTTTTTACCAGCTAATGTTTTAAAAAACTTTACTTTCTGTTCACTACCAAGAGTTTTTATTTGTAGTTCTCGATCTTGATTTAATAACCAATCACCATAAGCCTGCCCCTGTGGAACTCTACCTGTAATGCTTGGCCTTGTATCAAGCGCAGTGGCTGGTGGCTCTTTAAGACTTGGATAATCTTTTTGCAATTTTTTAAAATCAACAATAGGAACGGTAGTTGATCTACAGTTGAAATGCTGTGGAGGTGTTGGCCCTTTATTGTATTTAAACTGTTGACCATCAAGCCTTTGACAGATTGGAGTAGTTCTTGAATCTAATGTTGCAACATATTCATATTTAGGAGCAATCTTACTATTTGCAGCATATACAGCTTGACTTGCTTGATTCTGCACTTGATTTACAGAAGTTCTTACAATTGTTTGTATTTGACGATTTGCAATTTTTGTAAGTTCTCCACCCGATGCTGCAAGCTGTTTAACAGATAGTGGCCCTAAGTCTGCAAAATTTAATTTTCCTACAAGTTGTTTTGCTATTTGTTGTGATGTTTCTCCACTATATGCACCTGAGTCAATTGCCAACCTAAGTTTTTCTTGCGAACTAACAGCAATACCTCTAAATGCTTTATTGACAGTTTTTCCATTAGGTAAAGTTATTGCTGATCCCTGAGTTGCAGTAAGTTCAAACTTACCAGCACCAAATCTTTTAAAGGCATCTTCTTTAAATTGTTTAGTTGTAAATATATTTATCTGTGTTGGGTCTGTCATTATTACAGATTCTGCATATTTTGGACTAATAGCAACACTATTGATTGGTACATCACCAGATGCTGTTACCTTTTTGAGTTCATTTACAATAAAATCTCTTTGTAAAAGAGTTATTCCCTGTAATTCTTTTTTAAAATCTCTAGCCGTAGCACCAGACCATGTATTCAAACTATCTTTTGCCTGTTTTATAATTGCTCTAAGTCTTTTTTTTGTTTGTGGTGCAATAACAACCGCCTCACCAGCTTTTATTTGTCTTAATTCAATATTTCTTAATTGTTTTGCAGCATTTAAAATTACCTTGTTATAAGTGACAGCATATTTTTTTGCGACAGCATTACTGAAACGGTTGAGATCAATAGTTTCTCTAAAAAATACCTCTGGAATTGACATTCATCAAGCTGCGTCAGGTTCTGTTGGGGCTTCCATTTCGATCAACCCACCAGCTTGTGTTGCCTCAACTTCTTCTTCTACTGAAAAATCATCACCAAGCACCTCACCAGCAGACAATTGGTTCAACAAGGTTTCCTGAGTGATAGTTCCAGCAGTAAACAATGTAAGCAAACTTGTTATCTCCTGTGGTTCTAGTCTTGCACTTACAAAATCTCTATTGACAAAACTACTGCCAGCATTTGGTTCGTTTAAATATTCGCTATGAAATTTAAGACAGTTATCAATCAAGTCTTGCATTTGCTGTGCAATCACCATCATTGTGCTGTCATTCTGTGATCTGTCTATCCTTTTGGCTTCTGCTGTCTCTCCTACAAGTTTCTGTCCTAGTACTGCGGCTAGTGAAAGTGTATTAATCTGCTCTGCAATATCTTTCAATCTTGTGAACTGGCTGTCATAACTGTCTCCTGATGGAGATATATATTCCATTCTTGATTCAGGTGGTAATGATAGTGCCTCATTAGGGCCTGTTGTTATTTCATCTGCATTTGGATAGCCAAAGACTGCAAGCATAGGAACAGAACTGATATGCAAGATATTATCCAAGTCAGACTGTATCTGGTAATGCTTGAGGTTCAGTTCTGCAATGTCATACAAAGGACTGCGGCTTTCAAAGTAACCAACTCTGTTTGAATAGGCAATGGCAAAAGGAATCTTGTCTTTAAGGCTCATTTCACCTTCATCAAATAATTTATATTCATTCTTTTTGTCATCTTTTCTATGGATCTCATATCTTCCTCTTTCTAACACCCTGATCTGTTTAATGATCTTGTCACCATACTTTCCATCTGGCTCAACAACCTGTTCCAACAAACGCAACTGTGTGAGTTGCCTTACACCATCTATGATCTCAGACCTAAAACCTAAAATATCTTTTGGTGTATAAGTTACCCAGTACGGTCTGGTCTTGTCCCCTTC